TGAAGATTATCTGACTACCATTCTTGAACTTGAACCTTAGTGGGCTTTTCAATGCCAGGACTCTGTTTTGTCTTCGCTTAAATTCCCTTGGGTCAGTAGTCAATAGTCCCATGTCATCAAGTATCTCACGAATCAAATCGTAGCAAGATTCCTGAATAGTATCATACACCTCTCTGATAACCAGTGCTTTACGCTTTTCCTCAAGCAGCTTTAAGATTATCTTGAATGCAATATGATATGACTTACCTGAACCATAACCACCAATAAGCAAATATCGTTCATAGTCCCAATTGAATAAGAAGTCTTCGAATGCCGGACTAACAGCTTTTGTCACCTTCATAGTTTAGTCCTCCCATTCCTCTTCTTCATCTTCCCAATCATCAGGCCAATAGTCTAAATCTTCATCAGATGCTTCATTCTCCACTTTAGTTGCCACGTTTGAAGCGTTCTGCTCATTAGCTTGAGCCTTTCTTTTAGCAGCCTCTGCCCTCTCTTCTTCTGTAGCACTGCGAATTTCAATCGACTGATTCACTTCATCTTGCCACTCTTTATCTTCTGCTGTTTCATCTTGCTGAGCTGTAGTCGACTGACTTGCACTTGCCCTTGTTACTGTCACTTGAATCTTTGTATCTTCATCATCAAGCTCAATAAGCTGGTCTCTATTCTTTTTCCATTTGTTAGGAAGTCTGTTATACAACCAACACTGAATAGCAGAGACGTTTGGTGCTTGTTCTTTATTTGTCACCTCTTTGATTGTCTCTATTGTCTTACCAAATCGAATGGTTGTAGTCACCTTTACTTCTTTTGTATGATACCCTAAGGCTGATTTGAGAAGAGCGTTTTCTACTTTGTAGTCAATGATTTCTCGGCCTTTCTTAAGGGCACTATCAATTTCAGGATATTGAACTCTCCAAGCACGAAGAGTACTTATTGAAATACCAATTCGATTAGCAATATCTTGAAATGTGTAACCGTCTCTTGCCCAGCATTCCAACAGCATCAGATTGTCTTCTTCCAACCACTCTGTGGCAATGCATTCATTTTTAGTTTTCTTTTCTGACGCCATTGTGTTGCGTTCTCCTTTCCTCCAAAATAGAACAAAGCCTGGAATATTTCATCCAAGCTCGTTCCTCTTTAACAATTTGGTTTGCTTACGCTTTACCTTATTTTAATGCCGCCATAGCTTTAGTCATCAGCTTACCAACATACTGTCTCTGAACTGCAATCTTACCTGCAGCTTTTGTGAAGCTAATCATATCTGTGTAAGACTTTGTAGCCTCATCATAATCAGGACATCTCAATGCTGTGTATTCAGCTTCAAATTCCTCATCCATTTCCTGCATCTTTGCACATATAGCATCAATATAATCTGCAGCTTTGGATTCCTCTGCATTCTTAACTGTGATTGTGATATATCTGCAAGCTTCCTTACGAGTATCACCAACCTCAACGAATGCTCTTTGAATACGCATTGCTTTTGCTTTTTCCTTGTTGGATTCCTTCTTAACTTGCTTTGCAGCCTTTTTCTCATTCTCAATTTTCTCGATTGCCTCAACCAACTGCGCCTTAGTCATATCCCAACGACCTGCAATGTTTAACTCCTTAGCAACCTCACGTAATTCCTTAACACTCATCTCATTGATTTTCTTCATCACTTTGTCCTCCTGAACTCTTAATTTGATTTTTGGTTTCGGTTAGGTTCATTCCTTAACCTTGATTAAATTATACCACAATCAAACAGGTTTGTACACCCTTTTCTTAAAAGTTTTTGAAGATTTTTATATTTTATTTTATCAGCATCAGGCTGGTTTATTTTAAGGCCATTCCAGAAGGTTACCAGATAACCCAGAATGAATCCAATTTATTTTATATGGATTTATATTAAATATCCAATAAAGTTAACCAGAAGTCATTCTGGATTATCCTGGGAGTCATTTATATAACCATCATATTCCTCATATAATTTATCAAGTATTCTTTCACATAAAGCAGGACCAACGCCTTTAACCGATAGAATCTTATTATACAATTCATCATAATCCATATCAATTATCACTGTATCTGTTGTATCAATAATTCTTGCATTTTCTGGTATTTCCTGTATTCCTTTATGCGCATCTTGATAGCCTTGCTCCCACATATTCTTGCCAAAACGCTCGCACCAACGACTAAACTCATTCTTTGACATTTTCTGCAAATGCTTATATTGGTCAAATGGCATTTTGTATGTGCTCATAATCTTCACCCCTTATAGTAACCACAGCTCTTGAACTCAGGACATCCATGACGATATTCACACATAGGAACAAGGAATCCCTCAAACTCAGGATTGACCTTTTCAACCTCCTTACAGATTTGTGTCATGATGTATCTGGTAGTTGCATCAGCCATACCACACAGTCTACGATGTGACATGAACATGAGCTGTTCTGCATTTACATCAATGATGTGACTTACCATTGCATTCTGTGGTGCAAGCTCTCTGTCGTACATAGTTTGCCTGTCATTCCTTTGAGACTGAACGTAATGCTCAACACCAATCTTATGACGCACCAGATGTACTGATGCAAAATACGGAATAGTCAACCTGATTGTGAACATCAACGTTCTGATAGGTGAATGCTGAGCTTTGAGAATCTGCCTCTTCCACTCATCTGTCACCTCTTTACCGGCATACTTCTTACCCATGGTATTCAGTGCCAGTTCTTTACACCTTGCCCAGTCTGCTTTGGTTGGATTCCTAAGAATTTCAACCTGAATATTTTCATTTGCCACTTAAATCACTCCTTACTTATAAAATCTGATTCCTTCTGATTCGTATAGAAACTCAAGATTTCTGCTATGCCAGTTATCTTCATCATCACAGCTTTCAAAGTATGTTGCACCACCACTGTAGTCATACTTAGCTTCCATAACTATCCTTACAGCTTCATAGCAATCTTCGTTTGGCTCAACTCTATCCCATCGTCCGTTGTCAATAGGACTAAACTGATTTTCCTGGAATATTACTTCCTCAATTGTGTCAGGAAACTTATCAGACCATACACGATTTAGTACACACATAATGATTAGTGTTTTGGTTTGAATGTTACATCCCTCAGCTTCTGCCATTGCAATTTTTGCCAGCAAATAACTTTCTTCTGCTGACCAGTCTTTGCTGTATGTAAACTCAGGATAGTAATCAACTTCAACCTCACTTGATTCCTCTTCTGTTTGAGGCTCAAATGTAACCAGATTATACACATAAGGTGTTGTGGTCTTATTGCTATAAGATTCACTTACACTCTTTGATGTGTTTTCTTTTTCAGCAATCACTATTCTTGACATATTGCATAATGCTATAATCATTATAATAGTAATAATAATTATATGCCATATCATGTTCTTGCATGTTGCCCTTTTAAGATTTCTTTGCTGAATACGTCTTTGCTTGATATATTGTGACTTTTTCATGTTGTTCCTCCGTTCCTCTTAACACTTAAATCTTAGCTGAAAACCAGTTGTGATAGGACATTCATCACAGATGCCATACTCACATGAGATTCCTTCCTCTGAACACTTACGTAATGTCTCAATGTCCTGTCTGAATCTCTCAAACTTTTCTGCATCCTCTTTTTGAGCTGCCAATTCTTCTTCTGCCAACTTAGTCTCTAATTCTTTTTGCTCCTGCAATTTCTTGGCTTCTGCCTGCTTCTTGCTGATAATCATCAATTGCTTCCAGTATTTCTGCATCTTGTTACGTGATTTAGCAAGTTCCCCTTTTGTTAGTGCCTTATTGGCTTTTATCTTTCTTGCAATGTCTCCCATCTCTTTGGCATCGATTTTACTAAAGCCAATGCAATTGTCCTCAATACTCTCACCTTTGTCTTTTTCTTCAGGTGTTTGATTGTCATATACCAACACAATAGCTCTGAGTAATGCTTTGTCGTTAGTCTTTAGCAAGTCCTTAAGATAGGCTTCCCATTGTTTTTGACTGGTAAAGTATTCCCATGCTGCCATTTGATTTCCTCCTTTACTTTTTAGTATATCACCAGAGATTCCAGAATGACCCCAGATTGATTTTTATTTATAAGGTATATATTTCCTTACCTTAATAATTAAAATTAAATCTGGGACAATCTGGATAACTTCTGGATTATAACAGGCCTTTACGTTCAAGCCAGTCCTCAAGGTCAGCCAAGTACAGAATCAACTCCTGAATACGATTGTTCGGGATAGATACCTCACCATAGTCATCAACTTCAGTGAATCTCTTATCAGGTACCGGAATAGTTGTGCCTTTACCAATCTTATTTGCATAAGAACGAAGTACGTATGTAATCACACAAAATACAACCGGTAAGAACAACTCACCACCTACACCAATGTAGCCTCTTGTTGCACATACATTCTGACCAATGATATACATCAGATACGGAAGAATGAAATTCAAAATCCAAGCAAAATTTCTAAGGTTGCTTGTAATGAAATAATCAACAGCTCGTACAACATCAATGATGATTGCACCCATAATACTAAAGAATCTCTTCATGTTTATTCCTCCAATCGCTTTCTAAGCATTTCTTTGTAGTAGTTCATTTTTATATTTATCTTTTCTTCAAGACGTCTTTGAAAACCAGCAGCACTGCATCTATCACAATGTGTGTCCTCATTTATGAAGAAACTGTGATGCATCTCTTTACAGCACTGACAATGCTGAGACATTACGTCGTTTTCTCCGTCCTGAACTGCAAACAAATGTATCGTAATAGTTGGATATTCGCCTTTGTCCTCTTTAATGAATTGCACTTGAACATTTACAAATTCAACTTTACTTAATACATTCGTTGAATACCATTTCACAGCCGACATGTATGCCGATTTCATTGTATCGGCTGTGAATGATTTCTTGTAAAACTCTCTTGAGTACTTAATCATAGTCAACACCTTCCTTTGCTTTGAGTGATTCCTCTTTAGCCAGCTTATCAACCAGCTCATTGAAGGTGTTGCCGGCATGACCTTTAATCTTTATGATTTTTATGTAAATACCAAGAGACCTTGTTCTGTTTCTTAGGAATGCAAGTTCCTCCCACAAATCTCTGTTCTTCACATCATCGTTTTTAGTTGTCTTCCAATTGTTTTGCTGCCATTTATCAATCCAGCCATTATTGATTGAGTTAACAACATAAGCACTGTCAGAATACAACTCATATTCGGCATCACTTAGATTCTTACTCAGCACCTTCTTAAATGCTTCAATTACAGCTTTAAGCTCCATACGATTGTTTGTGGTCATCTTTTCATTACCACTAATCGTTGAGCATTTGCTTGCTGTATTGAAGACTGCAGCCCATCCACCTGGGCCAGGATTTTCTGAGCAAGCACCATCTGTAAATATTCTTACTCTCAATGGTTCTTCCTCCTTAACTCCAATCTTCATCGTCTTCAGCTTCAGCCATTTTAGCATCAGCTTTCTTTGCAAGTCGTTCTCTTTCCTTTTCCTCTTTGGTAGCTGTCCTTACCGGTATTTTGCCAGACTTTACTTCTGAATACATCTTAATTGCAAGCTTAGCAAATACTTCATACAGACACATACCATAGACTGTTCCTAACCACTTATGGTCGGTTGTTGTTTTTACACCAATGGAGTAAATACCGAGAATCGGTTCGAAATACGACATCGTCATCCATTGTGGTGTGATTTCATATTTTTGAACCAACACACGAATGAGCTTTTCAATTGCTTCAATAGGAACGTTGCTCTCATCTGAGTATTTAGAAAGTGGTTTGATTTTCCTCAACACCTTCTGAATTATCTCTTGACTTTCTTCTTTTCTGTAGTCAAGGTTTAGAATTTGTTCCGTTTTCATAGTACAGCTTGTACCTCCTTAAAACAAGTATAAGCTAGGTACATGCCTCTCACACATACCCAGCTTACGGCTATCTATTGAGGCGGATTCATATACCGACTGAACATTAAATGTCCCAGTCTTCGTCGTCCTCAGACTCAGCCTCGGCCTTCTTAGCAGCCTTAGCTTTACCACCCTTAGCAGATGCCTTAGGTGCAGCCTTCTTATCTTCCTTCTTAGGAGCTTCAGCCTCTTCATCGCCCCAGTCATCATCTTCCTCAGATTCAGCTTCAGTAGCCTCAGCTTTTGCAGCATCGTCCTTGATAAGCAGGTCAGCGTAGAACTTAGCAGGCTTCTTAGGAGCTGCCTTAATCTTACGAGCCTTGCACTCCTTGAAGAGCTCCATAGCGGACTTACCTTCATAAGGATTAGTCTCAGTAGCATCATCCTCTGCCTCAGCATCTTCAGCCTCAGCTTCGGTAGCTGCACCAAATGCCTGCTTACAAGCTTCAACCAGGTCAGCCTTCTTAGTAGACTTAGCAAGCTTTCTCTTACCAGCCTTACCAAGGATGTCCCAAAGCTGCTTAGCACTCATGGACTCATCCCACTGAGCAGTTGCCTCAGTTGCATCCTCGGTAGTAGCTTCAGCTTCAGTGTCCTCAGCATCCTCATCATCAGAACCAGATTCAGTGATACCAGCTTTAATAGCTGTATTCACCTTGTTTGCAGTGAGGTAATCAGGCATGTAACCCATAAGGTCAACAAACTCCTCACCAGCCTTAGCAGTAACAACTGCAATCTTGTGTGCCAGAACCGGATAACGTCTACCGATGTCGGTAATTGCCTCCAGGTCAGTTCCCTTTGCGATAATCTTAACCGCTTCATTGAAAGTGTAATTCTTTGCCATTTTTGATTTCTCCTTTACATGTTTTGATTTTTGATTGATGTTTTCTCCTGAACTCAGGACTTACTTTCAAGTTGTGGAAGTATGATTGAGGTTTCCTAACCTCCACCTCTTGAATATATTATACCAGGTTACTTACCATTTGTACATAGGCTTTTTGAAAGTTTTTGAAAATATTTTGAACTTTTTACTCGTCCCATGCATCTGAATCTTCGGAATTTTCCTCAGAAATTTTGATTGCAAGATTTACTGCATCTCTAAGGTTATACAATCCATGAATATCTTCAACATGGAATGCACCTTTCATAAATACCGAAGTAGTCTTGTCGTTTTCCTTGGCCTCAAGCTGCTGAGCAATTGTGAAGCCACCTTTGGAACAATTAGAAATAACAATGTTCCTTGAATCGGTTACCTTAGCTCTGGAAAGCTCATGGTACTTAATCTTACTCTTCGCCATCTTCAATGTCCTCCATTTCGTCTGTTTCGATTTCAGCCTCCATAAGAACCACAAATTCCTTGTTCTCATCTGTGTTCAGAGGAAGCAGGTTCAGATTGTCCATCTCAATGTAGTCATTCAGACCATTGAACTTGATAGTAGATTCACCATCACCATCAATGACAATCTGCTTTACCCTGAAGAAGCCCAACTTCATAGGCTTACCACCAGGAACCTTAGCTTTGATGTTCACGTCATTGTTGAGCATCTGCATAAGCTTGATTGTATTAGACAACTCAGAATACTGAGCTTTAAGTGTGAAGTTTACCGAACCATTTGCCGATAAGCTGTGGCCACCATACTTCACGACCTCTTTAACTTTTACGTTCATCATGTAGCTGACCTCTTTTCTTTCTTGAACTTTCGTTCATTCTCTCTTTGAAACTGTTCACGTGCTTTTGAGCTTGATTTGATTGTTCGCTTTGGTATTGCGACCATATCTTCATGCTCACTTAAATCTACACCTACGAATGCATTTGCACTGGTGTATTCTCCTGTCTTGATGTATTGAGCTGCTTCACAAAGCATATCCGGTTTAACTAACAGGTAAACCTCATTGGACTGCAGAAATTGAATCGCAAACACAGGTAGTTTGTGAGCAACAGCTGCATTGTAGCTCAATGTATCTAAGTCCTTTTTATGTATTCTAATACTCTCTGCATCAGTTGATTTTAACTGACAAATAACTTCTTCTGATTGACCATCTTCCTTTTCCACCCAACCGGAACCTGAGTTCTTTGTAGGTTTCAAACCAAGGGATTCCATTACCTCTGCTTCATTCTTTCTATAGAACTTACCTGACCTCTTCATGCTTACATACCCTTTAACACATCACCAAGCATAAAGTCATATTCAGACTTGGTTTGTATCTCTTCCTTAAGATATAGCTGAAAGTATTTGAGACCAGTTGCTGCAATCAGCTCAAGCGGCAGGTTTGACTTAGGCATGATATACCCGAATGTGTATACCTGACTATCAGCATCTCGTGTTCTATCTAACACAATACGCATTTGCCATTCATTCTCTTCCTGACCTCTTGCGAAGTTTGCTCTGAACTTTGGTTTCCCTTTATCGTCTTTCAGAATGTAGCTAAACTCTGAGCAAATCTTACCACTGTAAACTCGATTATCTAAATCCTTTAGTGTTAGCATTTAGTGCCCTCCTTCTTTGTTCCATTGTGGTCGAATCCTTCCATTGCTTGTACACATGAGATGCGATGTTTGTCAGATACTCACGGTCGTATTTAGTCAGCCTTGACGGGATGTCAAAGCCTGTACTTCCATCGAAGTCATACATTGCATAGTAATATGTTGAACGCCTGAACTCTGCAGGGTCACATGTTCTTTGCAATTCAACCAATTGATGGGATATACTGTCGTAATACTGGTCAGACACACAACTCTCATTTTGTTCGTAATACATAATGCTGTATACGATTATGCGCCTTTGCAAATAACTAATCTTAGTTGAATCAGACCAGTAGATGCAAGGCATCTTACTGAAGTCTATCATTTATATTCACCTCCGGAACGGAGGCCTATTCTACTTTTACGCTTACGAATGATTGCCATGTCTTGCTGTGATTTTACTCGGCCATTCTTCATGACCTCTGCACTCAAGCACTTACTGAATATCTTCTCGTTGCACACATCACAGATTGTGAAGATGTTACCACCAATGCACAAATCAAACATATTTAAGACTTGGTCTTGACGCTCACCACACTCACAGCATATAGCATCTGATTTTGTGTTATTTCTCATTTTAATTGCCATTAAATTACCTCATTTCGCTTTCAAAATATTTATTTAAGCTTTCAACACTATAAATATAGCCTTTATGAGGAAAATCTAGTTTATTTGCTTGAATTACATTTGTTCCTGGCAAACGTTTTGCATCAACAATGCCTCGTCTTCTTAATGTATCTATTGTTGACCTTGTTCTTCCATAACGTTCACAAGCCTCTTTGTTGGTTATCCAATTGTCTGATTTTATTTCATCTAAAGTTGCAACAGGTACATCAATTCTTTTGTCTCTTAAACCCATATAACGAGCACTTTCATCTCTCTTTCTTTGTTTTTCTTTGTTTTCATTCATGTCTTTGGCAAAATCTTCAAAGCATTTTTTGCACATTGTGATTTCGCTTTTAGATTTGATGAATTGTATTTCATAAAAATCATCACCTTCATCAACAATGTCGTCCATATTTTTCCCGCAACATATACAATTTTCAAACCAAAGTTCTTCAGTTTTTCTTATTTTCTTAATTTTAATTGCCATTTGCTCCTCCTTCCACAACCACAGCTATGAACAATCTCACTTGTAAGCTGTCCTCTCTGCACTATCTTAATTGTTCCACATTCACAATGTACTCTGTAGTAGTGACGCATTCTGTCACCACCACGAGTTGCATCGTAATGATGTCCTGCATAACTTATGACTTCAAGCTTACCTAAGCGCTTGCCGATGATGTCGTTGACATTTATCAGCACTTTTCCTTTTTGTTTTCTTGCCATGTTGCTTCCTCCTATTCTGGCTTTTGCATCTTAGCATAGCCAAGCAAAATACTGTCACCGTATGGAGCGGTTATCGGTACAAGCAAGTTTCCTTCACCATCATCGATTGCATCAGTCAATCTGTAGATGTTACCTGTGTTCGGGTCCATGTAATCCATTGCCATACCGTATTCCTTTGCGATTTGTTCTAATGTTGCCATCTGACATCCTCCTTTACTTAAAAGCCAGAGGCCGTATTAAGCGGCCAACTGGATTTTTCTCAGTGCATTGTGATACTTGGTGCTTCCGTTTGGATTGAAAGTATTGATTGTGTCCTTGTCCAATCCCTTAACAATGCTAATCTTCATTGCCATTTCTAAGTTCATGCCCTTAGCTTCAAGCTTGGTAATCATTGTCATGCATCTGTAAGAGAATGTAGCTCTGATTCCTTTGCTCTCAGCTTCCTTACGCATCTGGTGGATGAACTCAACCAGCTCTGCATTGTTGTGAGTGATTGCCATTTCAATTTTCAAACAGTAATCAAACTCAATGATTGCGAATCTATCAAGTGTTGCCTGGTCCAGAACCATACGGCCTGTGTACATGTCATCTGCACCGTTTCCTACGGTATTACCAGCAGCTACGAAATGCACATGGTCAAAATCAACTCGACCGTTAGGGAACTCAAAGTAACCATTAGCAATTGCTGCATTAAGAAGAACCAGAACTTCAGGGATTGAAGCATCCATTTCGTCCAGGAAGAAGATGCATTCATTTTCATCTGTACAAGCCTTATAGAATTCTGTTTCGTGGAAGTCACCACCTGCATCAATGAATCCTGTGAGTTTGTATTCCTGCTGAACTGAATTGCTGAAGTAGAAGTTCCAACCAAGTTCCTTTGCAATCTGTTCAACTGTGTGATTCTTACCGGAACCAGCAGGACCTGCAAGGTAAACCGGAATGTTGCATTCCAAACAGCACTTGATTTCATCGTATCTGTCATGGTGAACTTCACCTTTGACTTCAGGAATCTGAACCTTAGGAATCTCAATGCCTTTGTTCTCGATTTCGTTCTTAATCTTAGTTGATGTGGTACCTACCTGCTTAGCAGTGGACATTTTCTTAACGCCCTTGGTTTCGTATTCACGCTCAACCTTTTCTACCTGATAGTCTGCATCGAAGTAAATTCTGCAACCATCAATTACTGTCGTGTTGTTGTATGCTTTACGCACATAAGTGAACTCTTTGCTTGAACCTTCAAACTTAAGTGTAACAACTACACAACCATGTTTCATTGCCTTTTCAATCTTGATAACTTCGAAATTTACGTTTGTCATAATGTTTTTCTCCTTTTCAACTGAAAACTTTGTGATTTGTTCGTAGGCTTTATGTACCTTACGATATTATAATACCACATAAATAGGAGCTTGTACACCCTTTTTTTCGAAAATATTTCAAAAACTTCAAGGGAGGTTTTGCCCTCCCAATCAGTTAACTTAGCTTTGCAATCAACTCATCGACACTCAATCTCTGAATCTCATCTTCAGTGTTTCCTCTAAGCAGTGTTGGTAGAACGATTTCGCCTTTACCACATACAGCTTTGAACTCACTTTCGTTTGGAACTCTTCCGTATCCGTATCTGTAGCTCTTTGGCATTGTTGGATATGTTTCAATGAATCTGAAGTACAAGCGTCTGAACATTGAAGGGTGAACCAACGGGAATGCCAACTTGCTAATGTTTAGTTTCTCATTTGCAGACTTAAGACGAATCTTAACACATGCATGACCAGTACTAATCATTAAGTTCAGATTCACACGGATTCCGGATTGCTCAATCTTCTTGATTATTTGGAAGCACTTAACACTCTCAGCTTTCATTGTTTCGCTTGACACCGAAGCACTCACTGAAATTGTTTTGTTTATCGTAATGACCTTGTTCTTAATAGGAACGATTTTCTTGTTGACCATGTTGTTTGGGACACCTTGCAGATACAATGGAACGATTGCTTGGTAACCACACATGCTCAAAATGTTTTTGTAGGTTGTTTGAACATCTTTCTGAGTTTCAGCAACCTTAAGCTTTTTGGTAAGCTCTTCAGCACCAAACTGCCAACCATTCTTGAAAAGGTCTGTTGCTTCGTTGAATGTGTTTGTTCCGTACCAGTTTCCTTTGTTTGTTCTTGTGCTACTTAGCTCGCCCCATCTGAATGTTTCGTTCAGTGGAGTATTGCAGATGTAATCGTAGAACTCTTTCAGGCTCTCAAACTCACATACGGTCCATTTTTCAACACCAGTGTAAATTCCTTTTATTTCTCTCATCTTCGTTTCCTCCTCTAAGGATTTAGATTTTTCCAATGTGTTATACCTTAACCACTGTAATTATTATACCACAAGGATTTTGATTTGTACATACCCTGTGTAAAAATATTTTAGTTAGTTTATAAAGAAAGAAATATATAAAGAAAGAAATAGCTACCTACGACGTTTGTCTTTACGAGGTCTATGCATACATGCTAGCATCTCAAAGTCGCTTGGATAGTTGTGTAAGCCTGGTCTTTACGAGCTTTGGCCTTTTCCTCTTCCCATTTAGCTTTCTCTGCTTTGTACTGCTCGCATTTAGCATGACATCCTGGGTACCTTGTTGGAGGCACACAATCTTTACAGCATTTGATTGCCATACTACTTTTCCTCCTGAAGCTTGTCTTGGTCACCTATAAACCCGAACATAGCTATTCCTGCACTATCTGCAGCATCATTGTTGTACATATATTTCTTTCCCTGGCGTATGAATGTGCCTTTGGTCTTTCTGCCCTCTATTGGGATTAAGATACTTTCTTCCCATCCCTGCTTTAGTAGCCATCTGACTGTAGGCCATTTCTCTTCTGGAACTCCAAACTTATTTGGCATGGGCTTACTGGTCCCTATTACTTGAGCTTTCCAACACCTTGTATCTACACTATAGACTGGGACATAATACTCATGACATTTGTCTACTATGATGCTGTTTAGTGCACCAATGGACTTTATGTAATCGATATTGAGAAAACCTTGAGAACGAAGCCTGATTCTTTCAATGATACAAACGACTTCTCTGGCTTTTGGACAAACTGCCTTAAGGAGACCATCAAGCGTATTTGCTAATGCCCTCCTCTTATCACTATTCGTTTTGTAGCCATCTAGCTGAAGACTTCGTACTTTTACAAGCTTCCTATCTGCTGCAATACTAATACCAGTATTGTTATATGACTGGTCTATGCCTATGATAACCTTCTGATATTTATAATGCTGCTTACATTGCTTATCCTCACAATCTAAACAATCCAGATAGACAGCTGTACCCAGTAAAGGGCAAGGTCTACCCATATCAATTCCTCCTTTATTTTGATGATATATTCCAGGGATTCCAGAATCATCCAGAATGAACTTTAATTATAAGGTATGGATTTATATACCTTTATTTATTTGAATCAATCTGGATAATCCTGGGACCTTCTGGGAATACCTTAATTATAAACCGTATTTCTTCTTAATATCCTCTTCAGACACCATCTGCATGGTGAATCTGTCAGCAGCATGACGTTTACACTTATATGCCTGACCATTATTGAGCCATACCAAAATAGACATATTGCCCCAAGGTCTGTAGTCAATTACCATAGCTGCATGTTCAGGGCTCCAATTACAAAAGTCCCTATAAATATCACCATAAGTAAGTTCTTTGTCGTTACTCATTATCGATACGAACCTTTCCTTTTCCTATATTCCAACAAGCTTCACGCATAAAACATTCTTTACAACGTTTGCATGTAGGACTGTTTGCATCCTTTGGCCTACCAACCATCTTATGTTCTTCAAACACACGGTCATAATTGAACATGATAGATTCTGCTCTGCCAGCAAAAGGCTCAATCTTAGTTGGGTCATAGTCATATACCTCAAGCTTGAAGTCCTGAGTGTTTTTGTCCTCAGAAAGTACAAAGCCTTTAGTATAGTCTTTACCATTCCACTTGCCAGATTCCTTTGCCTTTTTGATACACAAATGCATGTACCACTGACATTGCTTCCAGGCTGAAGGATGATGTGTCATCTTCTGAAACTGATATGTATTGACTGACTTAATCTCACCAATCATTCTTCCTTCAAAGAACTCAGGAATCAAACAGTCAATATCTGGTGTGTAGCTCAACATATAGTCATCACAAAATCTTGTGTAGTCCATATCCCTTGCTTTACCATAACCAGCTCTAATCAGAAGTCTTTGCCATTTCTCATGGATTGCATTACCTTGCTCAAAGATACGCATAAGACCAACAGGAGTTTGCTGACCTTGAAGCTGCTTATAAATCAGACTAAGAACTTGAGCTCTCAAACAGAAGTCCTTTTCACCAACCAGCATTGCTGATGCATGAAGACCAACACGTTCCTGAGATTCAAGACCTCTTGTCATAACCTGCTTTACGAACTTGGTTTCCTCTTCAATATTCTTATCAAGGTAGAACATAGCATTGAAGATTTTCTCAAGTGCTGCAGCATCAGTACTCTGAATCTTTGTTTTGTTTCCTTGAGCTTCTCTCTTTATGTTATCAACAAGACCCATTGTCATCTCACCTCCTTTGGCGGGTTTAATTCATTATAGAACATATACTGTTGAATGATTCCTTCACATCCCTTAAGGTCATCCAGATACCACTCAGCAAACGTCTCATAATCACAATCATACTCACGTTCCAGAATCTGCTCAATATGAGTGTCAATCGGAAATGCTTGAGTGTGATGTAAACCATAAAGACAAATACAATCAGCAACCTTTGGACCAATCCCATTGAATTGCATCAGATATTCCTTTGCATCCTCATAGGACATTTGACTAAGCTCATATAAGTCCAACCAACCATCAACAATGTCCTGACACAATCCAATTATGATGTCCTTTCGGTAACCAAGTTTGCATTGGTCAAGCTTATCCTGATTTTCTAAGATTGATTGAGGTGTAGGGAACTCATACCAAGTAATTCGTCCAGCCTCTCTCATAGATTGCTTATGCTCTATACCACAAACCTTGCTTATAGATTCAACCATAGCTTTGATTCGTGGAATGTTTGTTGCCGTAGCCAAAGCGAAAGTGATAATCATCTCAAATAAATCTTGCCGAAGTATTCTTACACCACTTCCACGATTTGCGCATATTTTCATGTACTCATCAATTCGTCTTGCTGAATAATTGATTGCCAGATAATCAGTGTCCATGTCAAAGTAATAGAACCATATATTGTAGAACTGTTCATCTGTACAACTCATTATCAGCCTTTCCTTTTGCTGCTCAATCTTAAGAGCTTGATTTCCAAAAGGAATAACATACTTTGAATCCCTTAACTTTATCCAACTGAATACTTGACCGGATTCGTATATCTGGTCCAGATTTATGTATGGTACTTCTATTACAAACATACATCTCCGCTCCTATTTACTACACGAACAATACCTGCATTCTTAAGCATTCGTGAGCAGATACCACAAGGAACGGGATTCTTATCCTCATGGAAGTCAATGATTTCTTCTTCCCACAATGCAGATTTTTCTTCGTCCAGCCCATACTCTTCACAAGCCAGATAAACTGTTGCACCAATCAATCGTTCACGACTTGTAGCAATCAATGCATTTTGTTCAGCATGAACACTATCACAACTTTCATAGTTTGAATATCTCTCGGCATTTGCTCTTTTGCATGTACCTCTATCACAACAGTTTTCTTCACCCCTTGGGCTACCATTATAACCGGTAGCAATGATGATGTCGTCCTTTACAATAACACAACCGTAATGACGTTTGAGACATGTGCTTCGTTTGGAAACTGCAAGGGCAATGCCAAGATAATACTCGTCCTTTGTTATTCTTGCCATAAGTTCCCCTCCTTGATTTCCTTTGCCTTTGTGAGATACCAATCGGCTTTCTTCATATCCTCTTCAAAGTTTCCTTTGTATGGGGCTCTGTTCTTATACTTCCAAGCATTGCAAATACAGAAGTGGTAAACAGCTTCGGGACCAAAAGCAATCATCATTTCATCAATCGACTCAAACTTATTCTGAGTATAATGTGAGGGATGATTGACAGGGTCATGACTCGGATTCGCATTCTTCATCATCATTCACCTCCTCTGCAAAACAAACATCAATGAAAGTTCTCTTTCGTTCCTGAGCAACTATCTGACAACCACATGCAGGGCAATCAAATGTGTCGTACAGGTTTCCTTCCACATGCTTAAAGGCTGTAGAGATTCCAGATTCACCATTGTCCCTTGTGATGTAATGCTTATCGATAACAGGCGTAAACTCACACCCACAAACTTTACACTTAATCATATTAGTCGTCCTCCTCTTCTAAGAACTCTTTCGGAATGCGCTTACCAAACTGCTGAGCTCTTTGCGCCATGATTTCTTTTCTGATTGACTGAACATCATCAAAGCTTACAAAGCCTCTATCGAAGAATAATGGTATTTCGCATTCACCCATTGGGTTACTTACCTTTGACTTGACCACTTTACATTTCATAATCAAGCCAATCTTCTCTGTTGTAGCTGAATTGCATGGATTCTTATTTGGAATCTCAATCCAGGCTTTTCTTGCTACCTGAATACGTAATGAGCATGCGTGCTTAAGCTTACGTCCTCCAGGTGTGTCTGTCTTTTCGCCAAACAGCATTGCATTCATCTTATCTCTTACCTGATTGATAAAGATTAGCGTTGTTCCTGTCACCTCAATGATTTCCTCAATTGTAGGTAAGTACTTATTCATCAGCCTTGCTGTACCACCGATTCGCTGTTCTTCAATCGAATCCTTTTCAGCAGACTTAAGAACCTTTTCAGCATCTTCCTTTGGTACCATGCTTGGTACACTATCAATACCAATAAGAGGAATTCCTGCTTTTGCAAACTGAATTGTTTTGTTGAATGCATCTTCACCATACTTAGCACGATAAATCAGCATTTGCTTTGGTCTATTTCCAAAAACCTTTGCACGTTCTGCATCAAATGTTCCTTCAATAGGAATATCCAAACACATAGGATGAAGTCCACATAAATGATACAGTAAAGTCGTTTTACCTGAGCTTTCAGGACCGAAGATTTCAACTACTCGTCCTTCAGGCATTCCACCACCAATGATTGCATCAAGGTCTTCAATACCGGTTGACCAACGATTGATTTTGAGGTTAGCGTGTTTTGAGCCAATTGAATATACGGCACCTTCGCCTTCCTTTTTGTTGATGTCGTTACAAAGCTTTATAATAGCTTCCTTGTTTGTTTTTGCCATGTCGGCTACCTCCTTGAATTACTTGGATAGGCGGCCAACCTGTGACCGCCCTCCATTTTCATTCTCATCTGTAGAATTTACTTTTTGCCAAAACCGATAATTGCGACACCACCGATGTCGTCATGAGTATCAGCAAATGCGGCAATCACTGCCAACTTATCCTCAGGCTCAATCATATCATCTTCGGCCTGAAGGAATTTCTTAAGGTCTTCCTCTGAAGCATCTTTGACAAGAGTGTGAATCGAATCGATGAACTCATGAGCAGCTTCATCTGCCATCTTACTTGCCTGGTCCATCTTGATTTCCATAATCTTCTTGTTCTCTTTGAATTTGTTCAACATATTTGTTTCCTCCATTTTGATTTAGTAGGTATGTACAACCTCTGATTATATTATACCATATTGACCAAAGGTTGTACACCCCCAATTTTAACTTTATTGATTTGATTTTGCATACAACGTGCTGTTGTATTTAGTCACACGATTGATGTAAGTTCGTTTATTGAACTCCAAAGCACCTTGCTCTTTCAGAATCTGAATAACTCTTGATGTGACAGTCCTTGATTTACATCTATCGTAGAAGTCATCGAAGCTTGTAAACACACCATGAGCTTTTCGTTCCTCTTCAATTGCTGCAGCTGCCTTTTCACCGATTCCTTTGATTGAGCTTAATCCTTCCTGAATTACCACTTCACCTTCGACCTTTCGAAGTGTATAATCAGCTGAATAGTTGACATGTGGTAAGAACAATACTGCATTATCACGAACAGCATTCTCTTTGAACTTGGCCATCTTAGCTTCATCACCACTGTACTTCATCTTCACATACCAGAACTCTGTAGGATAGTAGATTTTGTAGTACATTTCCTCGACTGAGATTAAGCTATATCCTGTAGCGTGTCCTTTATTGAATGCATAGTTGAAGAACTTATCAAAGATTTCGAATGCCTGTTCTTTGGTCATTCCATGCTTCTTTGCACCGGCCTCAAACTTCTTTACGAAGTTGTCGTAGTTCTCTTCAAAGTTTCTGATTGCCTTTTCAGTACCACCACGTTGCATCTTCAAAATCTTATCAGCTTCAGGCCATTCCAATCCACCAATGTTAACTGCAATAGCTTGTACCTGTTCCTGATACACCACACAACCATAAGTTTTCTCAAGATATTTTGAGTATGGCAAACTCGTATCGATATGAGCTTGGTCAACCTTATTGGCTGCATATACTTCAGGCATCTTTAAGCTTAATGGTCCAGGTCTGTTCATAGCCGATGCAGCAATCACATCTTCGAAACAATCACATTGCATCACCCTCAACATTTCCTGAACCGATTTCTTTTCAAACTGGAATACACCATCACAATTGCCTTCACCAAAAGCTTTCATGATTTGCTCATCATTTACCCAGTCTTCATCGAACTCATCATGACCTGTAAGCTGTCTAAGCTCACCAATACTTGACATTGTTGTCAGACCAAGAATATCGAACTTGATAACCTTAATCTTTTCCATATCGTTCAAGTCGTAGTTTGTAAAGTGCTTACCAGTCTTTGAATCGATACGAACAGCTGTATAGTCCAAAATGTTTCCGCCAGTAATAGCAACACCCGCTGCATGTGTACCAATAAAACGTATCTTATTGTACAACTTACAAAAGTGCTTGATGATGTTATCGTATTGTGCATTCCACATTTTGGCTTCTGCAGAATTAGCGATAGTTTCAAGGTCAAGCAAACCTTCAGTAATGTGTCCATTGATGAAAGTTTTGATTTGCTTAATCTCTTCTTTGTTTCCCTCTAAACCACAAACCTTTGCAAGGTCATTTATGAGGTTGTCAACACGATACAAACCATAAGAACAAATCTGAGCTGCATTGTTTGGGTACCTATCAAGCAAATGTTGAATTACTTCTGCTCGACGTGATGTCTCAAAATCAAGGTCAATATCAGGCATCTTCTTCTTATCAATTCGTAAGAATCGGCTAAAGTCAAGGTCAAACAGAATCGGGTCAACATCTGTAATGTGCAATGCATAGTTAACCAGGCAGTTGCAACCAGAACCACGACCAGGACCAACATAGATTCCTTGGTCTTTTGCCCATGTTGTATATTCAGCAACCATAAGGAAGTAATCTTCAAAACCATGATATTTGATAACCTCAAGTTCTTCCTTAATTCGTGCTGCGTACTTCTTATTCCACTTGCCTCGTTTCTTAAGACCATCTCTAATCTTTTCTTTCAACAAATCGAATGAATCTCTTTCAGGGTCAAACTGAGGAAGCTTAAGTTCAAGCTCATCAAGAATGTCACCATCAACCTTGTCCTCGATTTCCTGTAGGTTCCTAACCATTTCCTTTGCCAGGGCTTTTGCTTTGGCATCACCAAAGTCACCTCTGTGCATTTTATAGAATCGCTGCATGATTTCCTTTTCAGTTGGCATGTAACGTTCTTTATAGGTTGCCTCAATGTCATCGAAATTATGTTTAGCAACCTCATGCATTTTCATGTATGTGTCAAAATCCTCTTTGGCACCTCTATGAGAATCAGAAGTAAGTATGAGCTTGATACCTAACTTCTTAGCCAATTTGATTGACTCAACATTCACCTTTTCCTGAAGTCCAGGCTCAGTGATTGAGTATGGCTGAATCTCAATATAGAAGTCATCACCAAAAATATCGACCATCTTTCTAAGATACTTTTCAGCTTGGTCAAGTTTACCTGACTTAATACACTGTGCCAAGTAACCTGCAACACAAGCGCTCGTACAAATCAATCCTTCATGATATTCTTCAAGCAGCTCAAACGTCCAGATAGGATTGTAGTACTTGATTTTCTCGCCTTCATACTGAAGTGTATTCAGGTTTGTGTACCCTTGCTTTGTCTTAGCAAACAAACATAAGTGGTAGCCTCGTGTCTGAGGTTTATACTTCGGTAAGAAATATCCTTCGCATCCCATGATAGGCTTGATGCCTTCCTCTTTACATGCATAGAAATGTCTTACCAATCCATTTGTATTGCCATGATTAGACGTACCAAGAGATGTATGACCAAGTTGCTTGGCCAATGCAGCAAGTTCTTCAGGTTTACCAAAACCATCGAATGTACTACACTCATCGTGTCTGTGTAAATCTACCATTTGCAATTCTCCTTTTCTTACATATCATCAATATCTGACGATTGGCTTGAGCAGGAGACAAACAAGCAATTGTTGCTCTTACATAACTTTCAGGAAATGCACCTCTGAGTTTTGAAGCAATCATACTCAAATTAGCATCAGTCTCTAAAAGCTTATTATATTCTCGTTCTTCAAGACTCCAACCAATCTCTTTATTGATTTTGAACTCCTTGTTTATTATACCATAAATCTCAGAATTTGTAAACTCTTCTTTATGGTCAGTTGGCCACACTCTATCTTCATACATTCCTTCGTATGGAGGAGTAGGAGTCGTGAACAACAACATTCCTTCTGGCACCAACCAACTTGCAATTCGTTCAAACATAGTAGCTGCAAAGTCCTTATCCAAGTGCTCAATCACTTCCATGAACACCACACAATCATAAGCAAGCTTTGCATGCATTCTCGTATTGAACTCTTTTGATGTAATATCGAAAACGGTAATCGTCTTATCAGATTCGTATCGCTTATCACCATCAACTCTCGTGAACTTAATATCGTCACGCTTAAAGTTTTTCTTGACCACATTCTCTAAATCACTTGAACCAGCACCAAGCTCCAGCACCCTTGAATCTACAGGCAGCTGGGCGATTTGCCCAGCCACCATAAGAATCCTATTGAAGTTTGAGAAGCTCCAGTGCAAGTTGTAATCGCATTCAGAGAATTTGTCGAATCCCATTTCTCTATTTGCATTCTTACAATTCACCTTGCTGTACCTCCTTAAGCTTTCCAACAATCAGCTCAACACACTCATCAATGCTTTTGTTTGTAGTATCAAGCTCAAGTGTTTTCTCAGGCTTATAATACCTACGAACATTGTCACGATAAAGTTTCTGAGCTTTAACATAATCATAAGGACAAGTCTCACCATGAAGTGTAAGACGTTCCTCAGCAGTTTCCTTTTCCACCGTACAGTACACAACCATAAAGTCACCAGACTTCATAATCTTTCGTGCCTGGTGGATAAACTCCTGATTGCCAAGCTTTGTTTCACGACCAAGAGTCTTATCAAAGGTCATGTAACCAACAGGGCCTCTGTCAATCACAACATGTTTGAAGTTTGTTGCTTTCAGAAACTCCCATTCCAAAGTTGTTTTGCCGGCCTTATCAAGCCCTTCGAAAATCACCCACATATATTAGTCCTCCCAGCTCTCAATCATTTCAGCTTCACCAGGGAGCAGAAGTTCCGGTTCCTCTTTGTAGATTCTCTTAAGCTCTGCATACCAAGCAGATTTACTGTAATCAAACTTGCAGTTTTCAGTTGCATGAGTTACATGCTCATTGCCGTCACTGAATCTCTTAAAAGAGTTGCCAAACACATCATCACATGTAAAACACTTCTTAGCTGCTGCACCAAAACAATCGCATCTCTCAAGATTCTTGGTATAAACCAGCTTATCAAGCTCGTCCATTTCATCATCAAGAGCAATTGCCTTTTTGAGCTCCTTAAGCAAAAGTCTGAATGCATAATTGATTTCATCAGCCGTATTGTTTTCCAGCCTCTGACCACACACATTCACAAGCTGAGGAAGAGTGAAAGAACAAGAAGCATCGCATGTCTGACCATGCATCAACAGGTAACGCGCATCCTGATAAGGGATGACTGTATGGTCCTTGCCATCATCATTTCCTTTGGTCATATCATCATACAGTTTCTGAGATTCCTCAATAAGCTTTACAGCTCTCTCATAAAACTCAGATTGAACGATATTCAAAGGAAGAACGACATTATGCTCAACATGCTGAGGCATCTGAGATTCAACCTGGAACAACCAACCACGATGACGAGTAAGCTGAGCAAGATTTACTCTCGAAATGTTCTTAAACACACACTGAATAAGTACAGTTTCCTGAGGAGTGGGATTCAGTCTCTTATCAACCGAACCGGTAATGAACTCCCTTACGATAGGAAGCTCCGGATTGTACTCAATATCCTGAAGCTGAATCCAAGTCTGCTTAAGCATATCCCACATTACTTTTGCAGGATGCTTTGTGTAGCCGATAATCTCTACACCAATTCCTTTGTAGCCATTCTGAACACCATTCATTTATTTGGCCTCCTTCTCAATTAGTTTGTTGATTTCATTTGTGTACTTATCAATGCGTTCTTTAGATTCGAAGTAAATCTCACCAATACAATCGGAAGAATTACCAAGAGCTTTTTCATTCAAACACCACTGATATACACTGTAGGCATCTGCTAACTTAAGAATATTATACACTATCGGTTCAGGTTTGTACACCTCTCCGAGATAATTTTTCCAATGTTCTTTGTAGTAGTCCTGCTCGATTCTATCGAGTATTTGCTGCATCTCAGGATAGTTTGCTTTGACATCATGAGGAATGTCAGATGTACGACTTTCGCATGTATCATGCAATGCTGCAAGAATCAGAACCTGTCGTTCCTGTTCATGACTAAGATTGAGCTGAGCCATAATCTTAAGACAAAACAGAGAAACAAAGCAAGTATGTTCTGCAACACTCTCATCCTGAAGTCTACTACGATGATTGTACCTGATAATCTTCTTGAGCGGGTACTCACTCATTATGGATTCTTTACTCAACAATTCCAGCATAAGCAAGTCCCTCATTCTTCTCAATCAACTCAGGCAACTTATCAAGGTCCTCAAACTTTGTGATTGTGATGTTACCAGACTGAGCAAGCATCAGATTGAACTGACCATTCGGGCCAAGTGTCTCACAGTAGTACACAATGATGATGGGCTTGAAAGTTTCCGGGTCCTCCATACCAGCATTGTAGCCGTTGGCAAAACCAGCTTCCCAAATGGTACCCATATCCTTGCCATCAGTGATTGCGAAGATAATGTCACAAGACTTGATATGCTCAACATTTGCTGAGAAGATTTTCTCACGAATTACCGGGTCAGTAATAGGTGACAACGAACTGTTCTCCTTCGGGCTCCATACATTGAATCCAAGTTCTCTCAAACGTCCCTTTACACGTTCCTCACGTTCTGCCTGGTCAGGATTGAACCAAGGACTTGCAAAGTATACTTTCATATTTTTAATATCGTTCATGGCGATTTCTCCTTTTCTAAAAATGTAGGGAGGGAGTTTAGCCCCTCCCTTTATGTGAATACTTCCCTTATAAAGTTTCAAGACGGTCAGACACAACACCAAGCTTTTGCTGAATTGCATTGGCCAAGTCGTCACCATCAAATCCGGAAAACATTGCAATGTTCATAAGTACCACAAAACAATCGGCCAATTCCTCAAGCTTTGCATTCTTATCGTACTTATCATTACGATGTGATTTCCACCTTTTATCAGCGTCCAACACCTCACCAATCTCGGACATAAGCTGCTGAACATGATATGATGCTAAACCAACATCATCCACAGGAACAGTAACCGTATGCTCATCCTTATATCTATCATAGACACCTTTATGAATGAGCTTATCTTGAGTTATGAGTTGAGCGTTGAACAACTGCTGCAAAGTTATTGCATTAGTCGTCTTCCCATTCATCCTCGTCTTCCTCCTCTTCGCCCCAGTCTTCCTGAGCAGCATCCCATTCCTCGAGCTGATTGATGTAATACTTAGCAGGTTTCTTTGGAGCTACCTTAATCTTACGAGCCTTGCAGAGGTTGTACAACTCTTTGGCAGACATTTCAGAGTAATCGACTGCATCGTCTTCCTCCTCTTCGCCCCAATCCTCGTTGTCGTAATCATCCTCTACATCGTCATCATCTTCCGGCTCAGGCTTACGAGTATTCTTCTTGCCGGTAGACTTCGGAGCACGTTTCTTAGGTGCCTCATCCTCTTCTTCATCGTCATCCTCAGTTGCATCACAAGGGAATGCCTTATCAAGCATCTTAAGGATAGACTTCTCAGAGTAAGCTTTTGCCTTTTCATTTCTGAACTTAACCTTGTCCATAGGAACAACAGAGAACGTCTTATTCTGCTGTTTACCAGAAACACTAATCACATAGTCACGGTCAGTGATTGTGCCATAGTTCTCATACATTGCCATCAATGCAGGAATCGGGCTGCAGTTATTCACAGGGAACATAAACAGCTGAACTTCCTTGGTCTCATAATTCCATACAGACCAGATATACTGAGAACGAGTACGAAGGCTGTCGTCATCACAATAAGGACAATCCTTTCCGAAAAGCTCCTGACAAGGAACATTGATTCCGGCCTCAAAGCTATCATGGAATGTAACTTCCATTCCGTCGTCCATATCAGTCAGGAAACGAACTCTGATTTTCTGACCTTCTCTGAAGTAGATGAACTTACCTTTGTTCTGACCGGACTTCTTTACATCCTGCTTAATTTTATCGACTAAACCCATTATGGTTTCCTCCTTGTTTTTGATTCATAGATTTCCATAGTTTTCTTAAACATTTTATCGAACAACTCTTGAGTCATATCGCCTGGGTCCTTTATTCCTTTGAGATACTTGAATCTCGTTACCTCGAAATGTTGCTCAAGGAATTTAGTACCTTTACGACCGCACTCATCATTGTCCAATGCACTTATCACTTTCGTGATTCCTTTGTCTTTCAGCTTTTGTATTTGCTGAGGTGACATTTTCCAACCTAAAATAGCAACCACATTGTCTTCACCAAATTGCACAAACTTCAATCGGTCCATGTAACCCTCAACCACAAACACATAGTCTTTAGTTCCATAATCACCTACAAGAGTTGTTGCTCGACTGAATCCTTCATTGTACAGATACTTTCGTCGTTCTTCGACTGACTTAATCATTGTACGACATACCCAACCTTTGAACTTTCCATTGTCAAGCATCGGAAATATAATTCCATAGCTCTTATTATATGTAACCTTGGCTTTGCATTTATGTAGGGTACCTGGCTTGAATCCTCTCTTGGTCATGTACTCTCTAGCAGCCACCACCTCAGGTTCATCAGAATCCCTCCAGTTGACTTTTCTTAATCCGTGGTAGTAATCATAGGCTTCATTATATAAATCCCTCTGAAGTGGCTTCTGTTTAATCAGAGACCTATCCAGTTTTATACCACTACACTTATCGGATTTCAGAATACGAAGATATTTTTGATAAGCTTGCAAGTCATTCAGTCCATTGTACTTGGACTCCATAAGCTTTACAAACTTCTTCGCATCACCAGTCAATCCACATCCAAAGCAAAACCATGAACCATCTTCAAAATTCACAATCATGCTTGGGTTTACATCGTCATGAAAAGGACAAACGATTTTCTGACTTAATGATGCAACATCAGGTATTAGATTATAATACCATAAAACCTTTGCTAATGCTTCACCACTTTTGTTCTCCATCGTCATGCCCTCGTTTCACACCAACAGTGAAATAGGGTTTCTGACGTTTTACAGTGTAGCAACCTTTTACCTGTTCTGTGGTTATCTTCCCAATCTCCTCAAGCCTATCAAGCTCCTGAGTATCAACTGTCTGTGACACATTCAGGAATGACTTAAAGATTTTAGGGTCCACATCACATTCTTTAAGGTAAGCAATCAATGCGTCCATGTCAGTGATTTCGTACTTCTTAATTATTACCTGCTTAGCAAGCTGTTTTCCTAAAGCTTTTGCAAGCTTATCAGGGTCGAACTCAACACTTGACTTTTGAATACGATTGACCACCAAGTCGCTTTCGACTAAATCATCATACGAAAACGTAAGTGACTTATCGATGCCTTCACACTCAAAATAGTCCTCCATATCACTGCTGAATTGTGCTTTCAATTCATTGAACTGTGATTGCACCTGCTTAAATCTCGATTGTTTCTCAAAGAACTTACGAACAGATTGTCTACACTCAGTCGAACTAAGTTTAGCTTTTCTGTTCCTCTTTGCCATTCTCATCCACCAATCCTTTCAAAAGCTTATAAACTCCACGAGGCCAACGCTTACCGGTACGTACCCACACAATATCATCAAAAGATACAATGTACTCGGCACCATAATCAGTCTCAAGTTTAAGCTTACGATTCTTAGTAGATTTACGAGTGACCTTGGCAGATTTTACTCTACCATTTGAAAGACGGAAAGCAACCAAAGTACCGATTTCAATGTTCTCAATATACGGCATCTTCTGAGCCATATCAACATTGACGTTGGCGGATTCTTTCTCAACTTTATCTTCCACCTCTACGACATCGTGATTGTCAATCTTACATTCGTCTTTAGCACTTTCAGATTCATCGTTCTTCTTCAACACTTCCGCTCCTAAGATTGCATCAATCAACTGGTCCTTGGTCATGTCCCATCTACCAGAGATGTTCATGTCCTTTGCAAGCTCTCTGAGCTCTTTGCAAGTTTTGTTCTGCAAATTTTCTTTTGACATACCTATGTCCTCCTTTGATAATTTGGTAGCTTATGCCACCGACCGGCTTGTGCCGGTTTCGTCTTAATTTTCAAAGACTCATCAGGGTGACTTATTTCAATAATGCCAAATACTTCGGAGCAACCGCCCAACCTTTTGCTGTTACACCGTACCAAGTCTTTGTCATCGTACCATGCACACCACAATTTTCTTTTGTATATTTCCAAAGATACCCATTCTCAACGAGCCACGTTCTTGCTTCTCCTACCAAGTCAAATGCCTCATCAATCGCTTTACATCTTGCTGCCCACGTTCTTAAACTTTCCATCGTGTCGGCTACCATTTCAAAGTACTTATCAGGATTTGCTGCAAACAGCTCTTCCATAACTTCATCTTCAAGTTTACCAGCATTACCAGCTTTCTTTGAACCAAACTCAACCGATGTAATGTACTTAATAAAAACCCTTGCCTTCATTCCTAACTCTTTCTTCATTTTCGTTCCTCCTGAACACTCATTATTTTGTAGGCCTTATCTTTAACCTGATTATATTATACCATGTTATTTTGGATTTGTACATACCTTTTTGAAAAGTTTTTGAAAAAGTTTCAGGGCGGCCAGAATCAGCTCCTGACCACCCCTACACTCATCAATCAAAAATTCAGTTACATACCGATTTGCTGAAACACGAAGCCGATGACAATACCAATGATTGCTGTTATGATGTAGCCCGTCACTTTTCTCCACATCTCGCCATCTCGACTTTCAAGCTTCTCGAGTTTTTCTCCTTGTTCTTTCTGAGTCTCTGCCATCTGCTTTATGCTTTGTGCGAGTTCTCTCACTGAAAGAGCAATTTCTGTAGTCTGCTTGGTCTGCTCCTCGAGAAGTTTGATTCTTTGATTTTGACGATTATTCTCTGCATCTATTCTTTTGCAAAACTCTTCGTGCTCAGCTCTAGTGATTGGACTATCCATAACATTGTCCTCCTGTTAGTTTCTTACTGAGCAAGCTCACCAAGGTCAAGTGCTTCAAGCACAGCTTTAACCTTAGGCTGAATGATTGTAGGTACCTGCTCAAAGGTACGAACACCCTTAATAATAAGAGTTGCATAAACTTCTGCCATTTGTTCTTCCTCCTTTCTTAAAAGTAGTCTTAATATGAAAAGCTTGATTCTACACAGCATTTTCATCACGCATCCTGAGCCAGAATCTTTTCGACATCGGCTCTAATTACCGAAGGCACATCATCAATCGTATAAGGCTTTCCAGTCTTAGGATTGATAGTTCCTTTTCTGATTAAATTAGCATATACGTATGCCATAGCAATTTACCTCCTTATGAGATTGCAACAAGCATTTCAAACACCTCGGTAAGACCTACCTGCGTCTGTGTAAGTTCTGCGTTCAACCTTTCAATCGTCTTTTCATTTTCAGTCATTTCTCTCAAACTGAATCGAGTACCGCTTCCAAAAGGATATTTAGAATTGAGCTTCATCTTGCCTTTGTTTACGTCATCGATTGTCACATCCGAAAGATTTTCTTCAGAAAGAACCTCGTCTGCAATCGGAGTTTCAGACTCATATTCAGTCCCATTCAGATTCAAGTTCAAGACCGTGCCGTCTGCGAGCCGGATACTGCTTTTCACCAAACTTGACTCTGTACTCATGGTCATTACGTTGTTTTTGTTCGACATTCTCTTGACACCTCCATTGTCTTATAAACAAATCATCGAATAACTCATCCATATTTTTCAATGTTTTGTACGAGTTAAATTGTTCCATGTAACCTCTCCATGATTTATATTGTTGAAGAGTCTCATTATACTGAATTTCACCAGCATCGAGCTTTTCTTTCAACTTCTTGAGTTTTCGTCTTTCACGAACAATACTCGCACGGTCAGGTCTCATGATTATTTTACCAGTTTCTGTGAGATGAATCTTTGCTTTCAAAAACTTGAAGCATTTATCAATTCGACATATCTTTGTCTTATTTACGTTCATCTCGATTCCAAGGTCTGCATACATTCCTTCAACAAGTTGTAAACACTCAGCAAGGTATTCTTTATCCTCATGAATCATGTAAAAATCGTCCATATATCGACCATAGCCTTTTATCTTCAGTTGTTCTTTGATGAAGTGGTCAATTTCATTTGGATAAAAGATTGCAAGTATTTGAGATACCTGACTACCTAAACCAAGCGACTTATCACCGAAAGCATCTACAAAGTCCATGAGCAAGTACAGATTTTTCGGGTCATGTCCAAGAACCTTCTTGCATTGCTCATATACACAATCATGATTTATACTGTCAAAATATGCATGCAAATCTGCCATTGCAATATAACCAACATTTGTTCCATGAGTTCTATAGTATCGTTGTAAATGAACCTTGAGTCTATCGAATGCTTGTGATATACCTCTTTGTTCCAACGATGCATAATTATCATAAATCAAACGAGGTCTTATGTTCGGAATCAATGAAAAATCAGACTGAGTCTTTTGAACCATTCGCTCATTTATATGAACAGAACGAATATTCCTAATCTTACCACGTTCGTTTATCTTAAACACAGTAAAACCATCAGACATTCTATCCATCGATTCCAATCGTTCTTTTGCGATTCTTACGCGATTGATTCGGTCAAGGTAAAAGTTTTGCGTAGAATATTTCCATGAAATTTCCTTCATGCATCTCTTACCTGACCTCATCAAATTATTAGCATCAGCTATCTTTTCATAATCACTCATAATAAAATATTTTGGCCGTTTATAGTGTTACTTAGTGTAGCCTTTTCTTTGCCCAAGCACTAAAACACATCAACCAAACACTTTAGGCTTAATCGCCAAGGTCATGTGCTCCTATCGTTCTTGATTTTAATCGGTCGTTCTTGCCTACATTTAGCAAATCAATACGATATCGGGCGAACCCGCCCAGAGTTGGAGGCGTTGTTGTTGTTGCTATTGCCGTTGTTGTTGACATTGCAAAAGTTCGTGGTGCGGCAGCACATAACCTACACACGGTATAACGGCCCTTATCCTCCGTTTCCGTTGTTTTGTTCTTCTAAGAACTTCTTATACTCATTCACTGTTGACTTTTTCCATCGATACAAATAATTCTTGGTTTTCTCCAGTTGCTCAGAATATTCCATGTATTTATTCAAATCAATGTCAAAGAACTCTTCAACAAATTGAACTTCCTGCCTAATATTGGCAATATCACTTATAGCTTCATCTTCCAGCGAAATTCTCTTCTTAAACTCAAAATCAAGTGTGCACTTAATCTCATTAGCTGCTGAGATGTGAGCAACCAAATTTGATGTGTACTTAAAGAGATTATTCCTTGTTCGTGAAACTATCCAATCATCATACTTACTAAGCACTTTAGTTTCCTCAACCTTCGTCTGATACTTATCAATTTTCTCAAACAACTTTGCAAGGTCAGGATATTCATTTCTGAGTCTATCAGGAATCAAGCTTTTATGCTTGGTTTTCATTCCGTATGAACGCATTATCATCTGCGTCACGATATGTCGTAACTTAACAGCTTCATAAAATGCATCCAATTTAGAACCAGACCTTCTCCATTTTGGTACGCTCACGTTAGTTCCTCCTTCGAATCATTATATGTCGGCTTTCGCCGCCACGATTGATGATTAGGCAAGAACGATTAGCGGGCGAACCCGCCCAGAGTTGGAGGCGTAGTAGTTGCTGCTATAGCCGCCGTTGCTGACATAGCAAAAGCCCGCGGTGTCTGAAGAAGAAGGGTCTAAACACCAATACCATGTAGAACGAATCCTGAAAAGAGAGTTCTGACACAAAGGCAGCTGGCTGCATACACCACCAGAATATCCTTCATTTGCCCAGCCCTGATTTCCGGTCACCTCAACAATAGTAGGAAGTCTCATGCTTCTCATTGCTGCGGCCCAAGCACCTTTGTTGTTCTCATAAATACGAGTCTGCTTACAATAAGCTTTAACCTTGGAACCGAGCTTACCAAACTCAGTTTCCATATTTGCAGGCATCAAACTTCCGGCATAACCACCAGTATTTGTATTGGTTGTATTGAACCGATAAGATGTTGCAAGAAAATCAACAGGCATACACACAATATGCTCAGGTCTTGAAACACTATCACCAAATGCCCATGCAGGGTACCAGTTACGCGCTGCAACTACCCACTGAACGCCGTTATCTTCGAAATAATCACCAATTGCATACTTATGATGTTCTCCAGCTCTTACATAACCCATCAGCGTATCAATGTCAATAAGGTTACCTTTTTCTCTGATACCATTCAAACAATCCATTTCCCTACGCATTATAGCATCGGCCTGATACATATCATATACGAGCTTGGCTGTAGGAATCTTTGTTTTGTCATTCGTCTGGACGTTAACAACATCTGCCATACTAAGCACTGCTTCATCAGGATATTCCAACGAAGCCTTAATTACAGTGATAAAATCACCATACGTCATCTTTCTTGTGCCACCATCAGCAAGCTCAACAACAATCATGTCACTTTCAACAAGATCTGTAGTAGCTTGCAACTCAGGAATCTTTTTAGTTTGTACAGAAAGTACACTCATTATATTTTCCTCCTTGTTCATTTATTATTTATAGTTTGTTAAACTTAACATTGACAAATTGGCCACTGGAACAACAACACATAATCATCATTTGTTATCAAACACTCACCGGATGAAATTTCATTTGCTGCAAAAAGCATACCTGTAGCAAGAAGCATCATCTCAAGATTATTCAAACGAGCTTCATGCTCATCAATTTGATTCTGCAAATTTCCTGCAGCATCTTCTCCAAGCTGATCTTTAATGTTTTCAAACCAGGTATCAAAATCAGACTGCCATTGATTGATATGTGTCGCATACCAAGTTTCATATTCTTCTTTCTGCTCATCAGTCCAATCAGTAAAATCTGTTTCTTGCCCAGAAACCCAAGAAAGCCAAGCTTGCTTTTGTGTTTCAGTCCACTCTTCATAATCAGCCTGATTATTCTCTTTAAACTCTTGAAAATACGTCTCAAACTGATTAAACAAAGTTGTCGTATCAAGCTGTTTAACCACACCTGTTACCCAACCACAAACATCTTGATTCATTCTTGTATCTTGAATCTGTGCTTGAGTAATCCTGATTGAACTGGCAGGAATACTAACTGTGGCCAACTGCAAATCATAATAATCTGCTGTTCTTGTCACCTCAGGAGCAGTTGGACTTACAGCCGGTGTTCCTTTCTTCACCATCAACCACATATTACGTTCAGCAAAGCCAAGGCGCAATACGATTGAATCAATTCGATTTAGAACACCATCAGCAACTTCAATTGGTAAATACATCGTATCTGTGTTTTCATACCAATATCCGTTAATCCAGCCTTGTCCCTTTTCAACACCAACCTGCATTTGAGGTGTAGGCATTGCTACAACCTGCAACTGATTTGAATGTTCTGCATAGACTCCATTTCCAATGAAGCTTGCAAAATAAGCTGCGAACTGAGCTGCCAAATAGACTCTATCATATTCTTCACCTACAAGATTCGCATCAAAAAATCCACAGCGTTCCAATTTACCTCACCTCCTAAGATATTTGCTGCTTCACTTTTTGCATTATCGTCGGATACGAGTACCCAAACGTTAATACCAAAGCATATTCATCATCAAACTCTTCTTGAACTTCAGTAATTCGAGCTGATACAACAACATTAAGCTGTTCATCACGAACCGTAACCTTATCGCCCTTTTTATAGTCAACTCCAAATTCATACTGAACATCACCAAAGACTCGAATCTGCGCTTCAAACGTTTCCGTTGTTTTGCACTCAGATAATTTATCATCCCCTCTTTGAGTTAACACTTGCGTATACTCTGTTGGAGACAAATTCTGCTCTTCACCATTCTCATCAACTGATGTCGATTGAAGGTCTCTTGCATCAACATACAATTCCCTTCTTCCAAAGCCTTTTGAATCTGCTTCACCTGAAGTTACAGATTTTCTTGAGCTTCCACTCCCTTCCCCTTGAACAAATGCAACATTCTTAACATCCTGGTCATTCGTATAATAAGAACTCGAAAGCAAATCTTCAAGCTCAGTACTAAACTCAACCGGGTCATTTGTACTTTGCTCAACCGTCCTATCTACACCTTCAACTACTTCAAAAATCAATTCTTTCGTTTTTGGCTTAAATAGAACACTAAATCCAAGGTCATACGTACTTGCAATCGTACTTAACGAATCATAAACTTCACCACCAGTTTTCTGATATGTAATTTTACCACCAAACTTCAAATCTTCTGCCAATTTCAAATATGGAATTTTACGATTATCATTTGAAGGATTTACACAATTCTGATTTACGATTTCATACATTGCAGTAGACGCATCTTTATTCACCGCATTATACGTTCCCCAAATAATTCTAGTCGTCAATAACATTTCAAGAGTGCGTCCTTTAACGTTGTATGTCTTCGTTCCAATCTCATCTATTTCAGACTTAACAATCTCAACAACTGCTGCATTATCTCCTCCACACCAAAGTATATTCCCTTTTTTGAAATATCGTGAGTTTTCATCAGTAATTGGCGCCCATAATTCAAAAGTACCAAATCCATTAAACTTATCAGGCCAAATCAAACTTTCATACTGGTTAACCTCACCAATACTATCAAACGTTGTATCATTTACTTCAAACACCAATATCTGAATTTGCTTTTCTAATAACATTCTTGCACCTCCAAATACTTATTGCTGAAGTAGATATACACTTCAAGATTTTCAATGTTTTGGTCTGCATCATATCTAAATAGATTTGTACCAACTTGCAACTGCAACCACTCACTATCAAGGTCTCGATACTTAAAATAGTTTGATGTCAAACCATTTAACGTTCCCTCAATTTTCTTCTGACCGATGATTGTATCAATAACGATTTCCTCACCGGCAGTCATCTCTTTATTTATTTTGAAATATTTCTGCGTATCAACGTTTATTAAACTTGGTCCGTACAAAGTACCAATTGCTTTAAACACAATACGCATACCTACAGCAACAGCTCCGCTATTCTCAATAGCTACAATCAAACTTGGCTGTCTTAGACCAAAGATGATTCCTCCTGGAGGGTCAGGCGTCTGCGAAATAATCAATGGAAAGTGAAACTTTGGAATCGTGCTTGCCGCTGCAATCTTATTTTCGGTTTCTTCTCCAAATAACGGGTCAGGACAGTAACCAATGACGCTAAACTTACAAACAACTTCATTATTCTCAGCTATAGTCGTTGAATACCTAACTGATGTATTCGGTAAAAACCTCAACACATAATTCTTATAAAACAAATCGACAGCTTGCTGAGGATTGAAGAAACGATTCAATATCGATTTCCTTTGCGTCATCGTTGCTTCGTTATCTCCAATCACCCAGCCAATAATTTCAACCTGTCGAGTTTCCAAACTGGTACCTGTTACATACACACCAATCTGATTCACATACTTATAGGAGTGGTGAGTACTTTCAACAGAGCCCCAGTCTACAGAATTTAGTACATAATTAGGAGTCGATATCATATCCAGAGTTAATACAGCTCTGGTCTCAACATTCTGAAGTTTAATCCCTTCGACCATTTTACCACTCCTTTCTAAAATCCTTCTGCAATGTCACGTTTAGTCTGTTTCATCTGTCTTGCAGCTTCAATCTCATCAATTGCCTTAGGACTATTAAAGATAAACGTATCACCGCCACCTTTATTGTCCCTATCATTTCCACCATAACGATTATCGTCATTAGATGTCGGAACTCTCGTAAATCCATTGTAACCAATATAACCAAGCGTACCATCAGAATTTACAATCAATCTTCCCTGACTAATCAAACCTGCAAGAGACTCTGTCATTTTCTGAATTGAACCATCGATTCGAGCCTCAATGGACTCAAACCACAGTGCAACATCATTGTAAATCGACTTAAGCTTATCGGCAAATCCAGATACAGCGATATCGGCACCAACAGAAATATCATCAGTGTCAATATTATCGATTCCCTTATTCAGGTCTTTCTGAATTGCTTTCATAGCTGAAGGCATTGCGGCTTCAAAACCTTGAGCAACACCAGGCGGCAACCACTTACCAATCTCATCTCTGAATACCTTAGACGGTGAACCAATGCCAAGTGCATCTTTTACGCCATCAACAATACCAGAGAAGAAACTTGTCACTTGGTCCTTAAACCAACCTGCTGCACCTTTTATGCCATTCCAAACACCGCTTACAATGTCGCTACCGATAGAAGCAACTTTACTTGCGATACCGGATGCTGCAGATATAACATTGTTAATGAGTGACTGAACGGCTTCCCGACCTTTTTGCCCCATCTGAGTAACCCAGGTCTTAAGATTATTGATGGCACTATCAAGATACTGCTTAATTTTACCAGGTAACTGCTGCATAAAGCTTACCACGTTGTTGATGAAATTAGTACCCATCTCACGCGCTTTATTACCCATGTTAGTCACCCAAATAGTGACATTGTTCAAAGCGCTTGTAATAAACTGCAACACTTTACCAGGAAGCTGAGTGAAGAAACTTACGACTACATTCAGGAAATTTTGTCCCATTTCCCTTGCCTTAGCAACCATATTGCTTACCCATGTCACGACTGAGTTGTATGCATTCGTGATAAAGTTCGCAATGTTTGTAGGAAGCTGAGCAAAGAAGTTTATGATAGTCATAATAAAATTGGACACCGCCATCTTAATGGAATTTATCACATTCAAGAAGAACGAAGTAATTCCATTCCAAATATCTACAAAGAACTGCTTGATATTTGTCCAAGTCTCATCCCATGTAGTTCCAAACCAGTTCAATACTGTATCAGCGATTCCTTTGAATGCTATAGCCCAAGACTCAAAAGTTCCCTTAATCAAATCCCAAACAGCACCAAATATCTCTTTGACACCTTGCCAAGCTTGGTCCCAGTTGCCGGTAAAGATACCGATAAACACATCAAAGATTCCGGTCAACGCATCAAGCACCGAACCAAGAATCACACTTACCTGATTGAACACACCTTCGAATATCGGGGCAAGCAAACTACAGAAGCCGTCCCAAATTGCTTTTACGACCTCACCAAAATTCTCAAAATCAAAGCCAAGAGCATTTAGCCTATCGACTATACCTTGAGCAAACGATTCGAACTTGGATTTTATACCGTCCCAAATTGCTGTCATCTTATTTCTGAACTCTTCATTGGTTTTCCACAAGTTTACAAATGCAGCAATTAGAACTGCAATCACAGCAACCACAGCTACAACCGGAGCAGAGATTCCACCGATAGCAGCACTAACTGCAGTGAATGCACTCTTGGCTTTTGCAATTGCTCCAGGGATTTTACCGAATGTAGTAATTATACTACCAACACTCGTTGTCAGCTTACCAAGCACCATAAGCACAGGACCGATAGCCGCTGCAATACCTGCAATCGTAAGAATTGTTTTCTGAGTCTCAGGGCTGAGAGATGTAAACTTGTTAATCAACTGCGTAAGCCACTGAACGAAGTCTCTTAAAGCAGGAACAATCAACGATGCCAACGTAATCGCTAAACTTTCCAAAGAACCCATAAGCTCTTCGACATCCGCCGATAAATTGTCTCTCATTACTTCAGCAGTTTCTTTCGCAACGCCACCAGCATTATCCATACTTGCAGCAATCTCATCATACTCATCTTGAGACATATTCAACAGAGATAGCAGACCGGACATACCTTCCTGACCTGCCAATGTTGCTGCATAATATGTTTTCTGCTCATCAGTTAAACCGCTGAAACTTCCTCTCATTTCTGAAAGAATTTGGTCTAAGCTCTTAAATGTACCATCAGAATTTGTGAGTACGATTCCGAGCTCATCCATCGCTGCTGCCACCTGGTCAGTAGGCTTAACCATTCTCGTAAGCACACCTCTTAAAGAGGTACCTGCTTGAGAACCTTTAATACCAGACATAGACATTGCAGACAATGCAGTCGTTACATCTTCAATACTTAAGCCCATTGAACCTGCAACAGGGGCAATATACTTAAACGACTCACCAAGGTCGTTAATACCAATCGTACCACTATTTGCTGCTTGAGTAAGTAAGTCAGCAACTCTGGTGGACTCTTTTGCTTCCATGCCAAAACCAGTAATAGCATCAGCAACAATAGTACTTACTGTTCCAAGATTTTCACCTGAAGCAGCTGCAGCATCAAGAACACCGCCCATACCATCAAGAATCTGCTGAGAATCCCAACCGGCTTTAGCCATTTCTGTCATAGCTTCAGCAACTTCATTTGCATTAAAAGCTGTTGAACCACCAAGCTCAATTGCTTTGGCTCTTAATGCATCAAACTCTTCGCCTGTAGCTCCAGAAATTGCCTTAACACCAGACATCGCTGAGTCAAAGTCTGAAGCGACCTTAAGCCCAGCGGTGCCAATACCTAACAAAGGAACTGTTACAGACTTCGTGAGAGTTGAGCCAACCGAAGTCATGCTTTTCCCAATACCTGTAATGTTGTTGCCAACCTTAGTTGCCATGTTCTTGCTTGCTCTGTCAGCTTCACTTTGAGCAGTTCTTAGATTGGCTAAAAATCCTGAAATATCAAGGTCCAGGTAACCAGTAGCTGAACCAACATCCACGGCCACAGCTCTCACCTCCCTTACTTATTCGTGTAATGTTTATACATTTCTTTGAATGAGCTGAATTTCTGTCTAAAGACAGGTTCTTCTTTATTCTCCATTTTCTGAATGATAAATGCACAAGCTTCGTCAAAACAGTATGAAATGTATGGGTCAGTTATATCTAATAACATGCTGGGTCGACATTTGTAAACGTTTGCCAATCCCAGCACGTTAAGAATTGCTTCACTCTTTACGAAAGGATTCCAGAGCTTTTACTCCGTTCTGGGTGTAATTGAAGATAGCCATAAGCTGGTCATCAGACAGCTCAATTCCAGCATTTTCAATATCAGCCATAGTAGGCTCAACAAGAGAAGCAGAACAAATGATTTTACAAATATCGTAAACATCGCTCAACATATTCTCATTGTCAGCATCCATACCTGCACCACCCTTGGAAAACAGCTCACCAGCTGCAGTCAAAAGCGAATTCGGAATCTTGCCCTGCTTAGCCAAAACAAGCATACTCGGTCTACGAACACGAGCAACAAAAGGCTGACCTTCCGCAAAGTCAGGGAAACGAACTACAGTACCTTTGGCATAGCTCTGTAAATCTGCAAGGGATGTGATATTCATAGGTGTATCACAATTTACAGGCTGAACCTGCTGAGGCATCATTTGTCCCCCAAACTGACCGTTAACAACTCCATTATTATTTCCATACATGTTTTCCATGATTCTCAATTTCCTTTCTTAATTTACTCTAAAACAGGCAATGCGTCAACATAACGAATTTCGTACGGACGTTCACCGGTCTTAGGCGCACTCGTGATAGTGTATTCCGGAGCACGGAATGTACCATCTTCAGAACCAAATGCTACAGGCGTACCCTGACAGTTCGGATACGTAATCTTCTCATACTGAACAATCTGACCAGATGCATCATACTGAGCAGAGTAAGCATTCAGCTTAAATACTTCACCCTTATCAGAAGAACCTGCAGCAGGCGGATTATATCCAATAATCTTCTGAGTTTCCTCTGCATCATACACAATTTCACCGCCCTGAAGAATCAACACAAGCTCAGGATCAAATACATTATCAGTAAGGGTAATCTCATTGCCGGTAACAGTAACCTGCTTAGGCTTCTGTGCACGAAGAATACCTTTGACGACAAGCTTAACAGCATCTTCCTCTTCAAGCTGAGGCTCAACCTCAATCTTATTGGCGGTATCAAAACCAAATTCTTTTGCATCCCCACCACTACCTGTCTCAATTGTAATCAAACAACAATCAATGGTAGCAATAGCGGCTTTAGCTTTCTTAACAGCCATCGTTATTTTCCTCCTTATAGAATTTTCTTATGATTCTTGTATTCAATACTAATCATGTGAGCCTTGTAGCTATCATCATAATAGCTTGGAGTTTGACTGCCATACGGCATAATCATCGGCTCTAACTCCTTCATGGCCTTCTTGACCTTTTGAACCAGTGGCTCAAGTGTACTATATGCTTGTTTAGGTACGTAACACATTACTGCATACAAGTCATCATCCGTACTAAAGTTCGGAAGTTTTGATGAACCATCATTCTTTACGACGATGTATTCCTTAGTACAATCGCCAGTTTTTACACCAGGCGAATATACATCAAAACCTGATTTCTTCAAATGCAAGTATATGTCCTGCCACCTTGAATCAGCATACTCAAAATTTGCATCAACCATACTTATCACCTCACAGTTTCAGTTTGCTCATAAGATTGTCAAGGTCACTTACGATTCTTGGACCTTCCTCTCTAACTGTTGGAGCAATAATCGCATAGTTCTTTTCGTGTGCAAGCTCAAGCCAAATACCATAATCTACACCATGAGCAAGTGTAATACGAACTATAGTCGGACTTGGTTGCGATACTTTCGCATTCAGCAAAGCTTTCGCCATACCAGTTCTATCGGTCCAAGGACGATTCATTTTCATCTTTGCTTGCAACTCACTTGCTTTAGTTGCCGAATACATCAAAACAACTGCACCAAGCTTTACGGACATCTTATCCAAATTCTTTTTCAATGAGCTGCTATCATAGTCAAGCTTGAACGACATTATCAACCACCTCCAAAGATATATCTGCAATGATGTTCCATTCCTGGATATTCACTACACCAGTAACCTTGAGAGTTTTGTTGTTGATTTTTAGTTCATCACCGACCTGTAAAACTAAGCTAGCGGCATCTTCATACAAGCACAAAATCATTGGAATTTTCTTTGTACGAACCTGAGTCGTGTCTCCAGTCGTAACTTGGACACTGCTATTCTGCTCGTGATACAATCCTCGAATTGTACCAACCACAGTTGGCTCTCCGACCGGTTCACCAAAGTCATTCACACCAGACCTCTTAAACTCGTAATCAATACCGCTTCGCTTTAACTCTCTTTTAATTTTGTATGCTTCAAACTGAGTGTTTATCATCTTGGCACCTCCTATTCATTGAGGATGCCTGAATTAAACGGTTTGAAGCGAGATGCCAATCGCTTAAAATAAGCTGAAGTATCTTGTGTGGATAAACCACTGACAGATATTGTAGAATCTTCAGACTTAATGATAAGCATCTCATAAATGGTAGCATTGACGTTACCATTGTTCTTATCCAGATAATACTGGAAGTCATCCTCTTCAAAATAAGGTGACTGAGCCTCTCGTACTTCTTTCTTGATTCTTTCAATATCCGTCATAGGCTCACCTCTTACTCACCGTCAATGAAAGACTTGATAATCTCCTTAGCTTCGTTGGCGTTCTTAGTGCCGGAGATGTCAATCTCCTTGATAGCTGCAAAACGCTTTACCTCTTCCTTATTCCACTGAGAAATAGGCTTTTCGAGAATCTCTTCTACGAAAATATCATCCTCAGATTTTTCAGGAGCAGCAGGTGCTTCAGGAGCCTTAGCTTCAGCCTTTTCGTCAACCAACTTGTACCCCTGACGAGAGTAAATCCCGTCAAAGGCACCACGAGTTACTTCGAACACATTTACACCATTCGTAATCTTAACCATGCTCGTACCTCCTTATTCTGCGGTGGTGTCCAGAATATAAACCTGGTCAGCCGCTTCAAAGGAAGGCAGACAAATCATAGAAACGATAGTCTCAACCTGAACAGGGTCAGCCTTCTGAACAGTAGTAACGGCAACACCGGTATCGGTAATAGATACATTCGCAACAGAACCAGACATGAGGTCAGATTCAGCAGGAGTAGTACCAAACCAAGTCTTACCAAGGTCACCATCAGGGAACATAACGAAAGTGTTCTCAGGCATAAACTTAGCAGTCTGCTCAGATTCATCCTTGTAACGCTTATCGTTAACGACAACATCGATTTCAAGCTCGTCCATAATGTACTGACGAAGCTGCTTATCAGAGATAGCACCAGCACCGTTGGTCAGAACGAAGATTGCCTTCTTAATCTTCTCATTGTTGCGGATATCTCTCCAAGTAGCACCATCACACATAGCACGAGTGATAGTAGCACCGGTCTCATCCTGAATGGTTTCCTTTGCAACTCTGATGTCCTCGATCGGGTCAGAAGTAGCATGGTTAGACCAAGCAACGGCAGCATTACCCTTATGAGTTACACCATAGTCAAATGTAAATGCCTGACCATTAGCAGCCATAGAGATAACACCGGTAGTAAGTGCCATCATACGCATTCTCTCACGAGAAGCTGCAGCACCACGAAGCAGACGAGTTTCATCGTCAAAAATCTTGTTCATAACAGAATCGATGTAAGCCTGATTGCCAGTCTCAAGAACAAGATTGAGTTCCTGACGAAGCTCTTCATCGATATAGGTAGACTCCTTGAAGTACGGCATCTCTGCAGTGAGCTTATCAAAGCCAATACGTGCACGAGGAATCGCATGCACATCAAAAGCAGAAGTTTTAAGTACAACAGGGAGGCCCTTGGAACCCTTAATCCACTTAAGGGAAATACCTCTCTTCTTATCATCAGGGAACAGCTCTTCGCAAGGATACGGAGCTTCGTCCTGAGTGAGCTCTTCCCAATATGCAACGAGTTCAGTACTCTGCATCAAATCGAAAATAGTCATCTCTTATTTCCTCCTTCTCTTACGCCTTCATGAACGTAATCTGTTTAGAAGCTCCGGTTGCACCAACTGCAGTAGTGATTGCAGCAGCAACATCGGAATCCACACGATTCACATTCACAAAACCAAAAATCAAAGCAGTGCCATTGGCATTGCCATCAGTTACATCAACGTCATGAAGCAACACGGCATTGAGAGCTGTAGTACCATCAGCCTTAACAGCTGCGGTCTGAAGATTCATCAAGTCAATCTTGATAGGAGTACCTGCTTTTGCAATTGTCTTGGAGCCTACAGCAACACCAAGAGCTTTAGGTACGATGCAACCAACAGAACTCTGAAGCTCAACATTAGCGAGAATCTGCCTAGTTGCAGTCAGAGTAGTCTTAGAAATACCACTACGATTCAGCATTCTTATATACCTCCATAATTATTTATTATTGCCCCAGTAGCTGGACTTTTTACCAGTACCACGGCGCTGTGCAGCAAGACGAGCACCAAGACCTTTTTCCTCGCCCTTCTTCTCCTTATCGGAGTTCTTGACAGAAGAACCAGTTCCCTTCTGGCCAGTCTTACCTTTTCCTTTGTCTTTTCCACCCTTGTCATCGTCTTCGGATTCACCGAACCAAACAGGGTACTTAGTCTTGAACTCACCGATGATAGTCTTCAGGTCAGAATCTTCGGTCATCTTTGCAAGTGCAAGAGTAACCACATCATCTACATACTGAGTTTTTACACCCAACATCATGGCTTCAGCTTTAGCTTCTGCAACCTGAGCTCTCTGCTCGGCTTCGTTCATTTTGGTCTGATTTTCAGCATCTTTTTCGGCAGCCTTCTGCTCATCAGTCTTCTGGCTTTCGATAAGTGCCTTAACCATTGCAACCATTTTGGAGTCCTTAGGGTCAATACCCAATTCCTTAAGAGCAGCACTACGACCCTGATTCTTTTCACGGGTCATCATCTTGTTTACCTGCTCCTGGGTGAAAGTCTTACCAGACTTGCCCTTATCGTCTCCACCTTTGTCCTTGCCAGATTTATCATCTTTACCGGACTTTCCAGAATCGCCCTTGTTGTCGTCCTGGTCCTCAACGTCCTCGTTCTCTTCGATTTCCTCGTCAGTGAGGTTGTTCTTTGTTTCTTCAGCCATTTTAATTTCCTCCTATTCCATGATTCTCATGGTAGATATTTGATAGTTTGTTCCTTGTGATTATTTTCAGACGCCACAAAGGTAAACGTACCTGGGAACATCTTATTCACTTTATCTACGTATTCTTCAAGACGTTGTTTCTTTCTGAACACCATAGAATTTAGCATTCTTGCCATTCCCTGATTATTGCTACCATGGTTTCTTCGTATCCTATTTTTCGTTTTCTCAAGGTCCTCCACTAATTCATAGTAACGCCTATCCTGAATGGATATACGGTAAATCTTATTACACTTTGGACACGCAAAATAAACCAGAGTAACCGGCACACAGTTTAATTCAACGATAGCCTCATGTATTCCCACAGCATCCAAGTAAAACTCATGTTTGCACTCATCACACACGATTAGTGCTTTTTCCTGACTCATACCGAAAACCTCAGCTCAAAGTCAGAATCCGTTTCGTTGTCGTGCAGCAACTTACCGGTATATTCTTTCATGAGATTCATCCTGTAGTCAGACAGGTTCTGTCGAGCTTTCTTGAATTTTGCCGATTGTTTTTGTGGAATTTCTTTGTCCTTTTTCTTTAACACAGCAAGCTTTACAAACTGTCTGGAAACTTCCTTAAGTTTATTAAGCGATGTTGCATCATCAATTTGTACGTAATGGCGTCTGCCGCACTTAGGACAATCGTAATATGTGAGAAATATTGATTGCCCATTTACATTGAACTCTTTTTTATGAGTAACTGCATTTACTGCATTGCCTGATGTGATTCGAAACTTTTCTTTGCAGTCTTCACACTCAACAAGCAATGACATTGTTTCTCTGTCGATTGTACTCATTTGATTTCCTCCTTTTCTTGTTCTTGGAAATTGGTCCTCACAACCACTTGTATATATTATACCATATTTTTCCTGGCTTGTACACATCTTTTTGAAAAATATTTGAATTATTTTCGAACTTATTTTATGTATATCAAAGACCTTGTTTTGATGTATATCCTCCAGAGGTCCAGATTTAATCCAGAATAAACCTTTTGAAATAAATATATAAATTATAATATAATATCCTAAAATTCATTCTGAGGTCATCTGAGTTAATCTGGATTATATCCAAAGTTCTTAGCGAATGCATCAATCTCCGGATATGTTCCATCAGGACTATTGAACCAGTCTGCCAGTTGGTCGACTATATTATCTACCACAACAGGTTCCATTGTACACATTCCATTCGGGTGGTCCATAGGAAGTTCTGTCTTCTTATAATGAACACCATCACGAGCTTTGCACAAATCACATACTCGGCTTCCATTACTTCTCCAAACGTATTCGGTTATGAATGGATTTTTCTGAGTGGTTGCGATAAAGCTTTGCTGATACCCATGCTGAACCAAGGTCCTCGCCAATCGCTGAGCATTGTAATCAACCTGCTTTTTGTAGATTTTCTTACCGTCAGCCATTCGTAAATTCCAAGGCAACCTAGCACTTGGTCTTACATAAGATTCAAGGTCCTTAGCAATCTCATAAATAGGCTTGTTCTCAGCCAAACCTTTTGCCATAACCTGATAAATGTCTTTAAGTGTTTGTTCATTATCACCCCAGATTCTGGAACTTAAACTCCAGCCACTGTCATAGATTTGACCGGTTACCAGATTCTGCACAATCTCATGTGGCACATAACTAAATGCTGCATTCAAACCAGCAGAAGAAAAGCCAAAGCTTTCTAGCCACTTAACATTGTCTGACACAACTGCATCAGCAACAGTATAAATATTCGACTTAATCTTCTTATAAACTTCATTGGAAACTTCCTGACTTGTCTGCCTCAATTGCTTCTGCAATTCTCTGTAATATCGCTCAGACACTGGAGCACTCGCAGTGGATTTGTGAGAGTAGTATTTAGCTCTCTCACCAATCTCATCTGCCCAATCTTCATAGAGCTTGGCAATCTCTTTTTTCTGGGATGCCATAATAGCATCCCTCGCCTCTTCAGCATTCTTGAATATCAGCTTGTTGCCTGCCATTATGGCATCCTCCTTTCTTATTCTTCGGTTATATTGATTTCTTCGATGTCCTCAACATCTTCTTCCGGATTCTTACCACCAGAAGGATACGGCTCAGTATCGCCACTAGCTGCAAATGAACTTTCCTCAAGCATCTGCCTTTCGAGTGCAATCTGCTCAAGTTCCTCCTGAACCTCATCATCAGTAAGACCTCTCCACTTCTTCATATAAGCTTTGCGGCTCATAGTCTTAGATTCAACCTCGGCCAAGTCCATATTCTTTTCCTCGATTTCATCCTCAGGAATAGGAAGGTTACCAACAATAGAAATTTCGTATGCAACAGGACTAATTACATCATTTGTATATTTCTCAATGCAGTTTGGATAAACCATTGCACCTTGAATGATGATGTCAACCATATTTCTGAGCTGTGGTCCCCACATTTTCATTTTCTCTTTACACCTTACAATCAACGGCCAGTAAATCGCTTTAAGTGCCTTACCACTTGTGATTGTAGCTTGCACCTCTTCAATATCAGGCATGTCAACCTGATTATAAGCTGATTTCTTTACTCGCTTGAGTGTAGTGTCAAGAGAAGCGCTGTAGTTCATACTTGGCTCAAGCAAACCAACTTGTGGATGTGCATTGTCCAAGTTCTGGTCTGAACCCAAATCCCAGAAAGCACCGGCTGCAGTAGAAAGACTCTTAGTAGAGTTTGATTCCATATCCACAGTGTACTTTGTAGGATTCATTGATTTTCTCTGAGCATCAATATCTGCATTAGACAACTTACTATACCAAGATTCATCGTCCTGCAAAATCTCAATCTCGGATTCACCTTTATCCTCACCAGACAGACCATCATTGATGAAGATACTTACCGGAATCATAGGCATCAGAGTTTCCTGATATTCAGTCACAACCTCCAATTCCTTTCCGGCTCCATCATAAAGAACTTCTTCCAGATATACCACATCATCGATAAGCTCGAACTTCTTTTTGAAGATTCGTTTCTCACTCAACGTGATGCTGTCCTTTACAATGATGAAACACACAAACTTGGTTATTATATTCGGATTGCCTACCTTTGTGTCATAGATAAACTGCGTAGAAGGAAGAAACGTGATTGTCACTCCATCCTCCTCATTGAAGTTTACCAGACCGGCAACTCGCTTGCCAATGAAACAATCCTTAGCTGCTTTGATAAGAGCTTCCTCAAAATTGTTCTTATCAAGAACTGTCTTAACCAAGTCATTCATAACTGTCAATGCATTCTTTGCTTCTTCGGTAATCTTACCAACATCGCCTTTCGGCTCAACCGTAATGTCAGGTGGCTCAGCAAAGAGGAACCTCGCTTCCTTATTGATAAGGGATGCGGCCATCTTATAATTAAGCTTGGCAGGCACATAATCGCCGTTCGTACCCTCAACAGTAAAACTTGCACCTTTCTTATACACTTTATAGTATTTGCAGATTTGTGTCAGCTCGTCCAATGTGTCCTTTGCTGCACCTGAAACTTCTGCGTTTATCAATGCATAAGGAATACGGTTGAAAGCTGTCAAGACTTCAGTACTATTCTCGGCCTCAATGACCTTAGCCTCTTCACTAGCCATCTTCCATTACCTCCTTACAGTAGCTGATTTACGCGAGCTTGAACTGCATTATAGTCGTAACCAGCTTTAGTTAACCTATCTTTACGCTCGCTGCCGTTACCCCATTTTCCCTGGATAACCTCGCGAGCCAATGTATCAATAGACTTTGTATTTGCACCACCAAAAATGCGATTTACTTCATTCTGAACTGCATTATAATCATAACCTGCTTTTGTGAGTGCCTGCTTACGAGCATCGCCATTGCCCCACTTACCAGCAATAACTTCTTTTGCAAGTTCATTTACAGATTTCTTAGGTACAGTACTTCCACCACCAAGAATACGATTCACCTCAGCTTGAACTTTGGCATAATCGTAACCAGCTGCAGTTAACGCATTCTTTCTGGCATCACCATTACCCCATGCACCCTGAATAACTTCCTGAGCTACCTCACTAGTAGACTTATCAGGGGTAGGTTTAGGAGCAACACCACCAGATGCATACTTAGGACGAGCAAATCCTCTGATATAGCCCCAACCTACGTTGATAGTTCTTCGTCCAACCTTCTCGCTCATGTTTCCTTCGATACAAGTAATTGTGTTTCCACTTACCTGCTCAACATAACCAATATGGTCAGAATAACCATCATTCGGCTGAGAGCTATCATCCCAATTGAATACGATAATGTCACCTGCCTGAGGTTTAATCGAACCATCTTCAATCCAGATGCCTTTCTTCTTAAAGATGTCTACATGCTTTTCAACACCAACCTCAGTACCGATTAGGTCAACTGCTCCTGCTTTAATAGCTGCAGCCGATACAGTGGCATCACACCACTCATCGCTTGGTTTAATAGCATAACCACGAGCAAGCGGCTTATGACTATTGTAAATATTCAGAATCTCCAGATACCTACCGTTAGCTTCACTATAACCAATCCAACTACGCATTACATTCAATACGTCCTGAGCTGTAACTCCCACTTTTGTTTCCTCCTTTCCGGATAGCATACTATCATCAAAGAGCGTATCCATATCTACATTACCGTTGATACCCGATACCTTGCCAGTGCTACCTGTCTGCTGAATTACACAATCAACATCAGGACCCCCGGTATAATCAGCCAACCAAAGATGCTTACGATATTCACCAAGCTGATTCCAATCGTAGTAGTTGCGGTAATAATCGAGATTGCAATAGATACCGAGCTTCTTACAACCAGCAGCTTTTAGCGTACTAAGGAATTCAATCGTATACTGAGTACACAATGCCTTCGTTACTTTAATGCCTGCCTTCGTCCAAGTATCATATTCCAAATCTGAAAAAATCCAGGTGCTTAAAGGGTCAAGACCGGCTGCCTTTATATTGGCAATACATGCTTCAGCATTCTGCTTAGGCGTTGCACCATCTACATAAATGAAATGATACACACCAAGAATCGGGATGCTTGCTGCTTTTGCACCTTTCACATAGTTCTTGAACTGACCATCAATAGCTTGCCTATATCCTTCTCTAAAGATACAAAACTGAATTCCATCAGCTTTCACTTTATTGAAGTCTACATTGCCTTGCCACTTCGAAATGTCAATACCTCGTTTTGACACATTACTCACCTTCTTTTACTTCAGGAATACCAGCAATACTAGTTAAGATACTCACTACACCGGCAAGCAAACTAGCACTACCAACCATTGCCCAATTCACTTCGCCCATAGTAGCAGAAGCACCAATAGTTGCAATAGCAGTCTGAGCAACAGTCTTGACTGCACGAACACCAGCAGCCTTGAGCCACTTAACAGTATTCACATCGGCCTTAAACACACAATTCTTGAACATGTTTCGTTCCTCCTTTCATAGTATCAACCAGCTCTACTATTGAAGTCCTTGTCTTTAACATCAGCAACTGTCACTGTATCAAGTGCATACCAGATAGCTGAGAAAGAGTGCGGGTCAATATTAAACTGGTCATAGATAACGTTTCCTTTTGCATCTTTCTTATAAGTCAAGTCCTTTAACTCCCTTATGACATTCTTGCACTTAGGACTTACTACGATTTTTCTAAATCGTTTTACCTTTCTTGTATTAGATAACCTTGAACCTGCAAACTTATTTCTACAAGCTCGAATCCTGAATCCGTTTTGCCTGTAATAAGTGATTGCTTTAGGGTCCTCATTATCGGCCACAATCATTTTATTATGACCTGCATTGTTCAGGTCGTTTATTCTTCGCCTTAAGCTTTGCATCTCTGGCTGATTTGCAAATACATCATCCGTTACATGGTTCATGTAGATTTCATCCCATATATACAAGATACTGTTCTTCAAATCCACACTCATACTGATAACAGCGTTGAATGATTCCTCAAAACCAAAGTCAAAACCAAAGTACTGATTCTCAGGACCAAGTCTCTCAATTGCTTTCCTAAATGTTGCCGGGTCTTTTGCAATAAGAAACTGAGGCAATACTCTTGTACCGGTTGCACCGAATCTTCCCCAACGAGCTACCATATATAATGGATAGTCATAGTTCTTAAGGTCATCCAGTCGTTTCATATACTGCCAAGGCAACCAAGGATTATCATCCGGTGTACTGTGGTGGTAGTATGTACCATTATGAATGATGCATCTCTTTTCATAGAACTTATCCTCATCCACCATGACATCTTCTTGACCTTCATCATCCAGTCTTACAAAGAAATGTCTATACACCCAATTGTCTCTGCCGATAGGGTTACAGCTTAAGATGAAGTGCATGCTTACATTTGGTGTACGAATACGACCAAGCAGCTCTTTGTAACCTTCATACTTAATCTCAGAACACTCCTCCAACCAGACAATAGAAACACCATTGATAGACTTTACCTTTTCAGGCTTGTCCATTCCTTTGAAGATTATCTGACTACCATTCTTGAACTTGAACCTTAGTGGGCTTTTCAATGC